GGTCACGCAGCATGCGGCGGGCGAGGATATCGACATTGCCCCGGCCCGCTTCATCCACTACGTCAACCAGACCGAGATCGATGAGCAGTATGGCCAGAGCGATTTGCGGGAGTGCTACCGCGCGTGGTGGTCAAAGGATCTGACGCACAAGTTCCAGAACATCTTTCTCGAGCGGATGAGCGGCGGCTTCGTGTGGATCAGGGTCATCAAGGCGCTCAGTGCTGGCGACAAGAACGCGCTTGACGATCTTTTGAAGGCGCTCCAGTCGGGCTCCGCGTTCCGCATCCCGCAGGGCGTTGAGTTTAACGTCGAGTTCCCCGAGGCCAACAACAACTTCGAATCCGCCATCGCGCAGCACGATAAGGCCATGGCCAAGGCCCTCCTGGTGCCGAACCTCTTGGGCATCAGCGAACAGGGGCAGACCGGCAGCTACTCGCAGAGCCAGACGCAGCTTGAGGCGTTCTTCTTCACGCTGGATGCTAGGGCTCAGAGGCTTGCCGAAGCCCTGACGGAGCAGCTATTCCGCGACCTGGCCCGCTGGAACTTCGGCATTGACTCGCCCCCGTATGCCCCCCTGCCCATGACCGAGCAGGCCAAGATGGAACTGGCCAAGACCTACGGAACCATTGTTCAGCAGGGCGGCATCCAACCCGATCTCGACGCCGAGAACTACGCGCGCGAGTTAATCAATTTCCCCGCCCGCGAGGAAGGTGACGCACCCGCCCGGCCTGCGGCACCGGAAGGCAAAGGCGGGGTCTCAGCGGAAGCCGCACCGACGGCCGACGCGACAGCAGATATGGCCGAGGGCTCAACTTGGCTAGGCCGGGTAAACTTCGACCAGATGGAAAAGGGTTCCATGCGCCTCGAGGAGCGGACGGCGGACGCGCTTGGCGAGGGCATGCTGGACGTTCAAGAGTATCTGAATAAGCTCGTGCCTGGCCTATTGGCCGGGAGCCCGGTGGCAGCCGTGACCATCCCCAAGCGATTAAAGCAACCTTTGCAGCGCTCTCTGCTTCGCGGGTTGCGTCGGGGCTGGTCACTGGGCGAGCTTAATGCTGCGCGGGAACTCCCCGTCACGGGCCAAGAAAAGATCGCCGCCGAGTTCGCCGATGCCGCCCTAGAAGACGGCATGCAATTCCTGACGGATCGCAGTTTTACTTCAGTGGGGACGCTGACGGAAGACACGCTGAAGCGCTTCCGCGAGGTAATCATGGAGGCGATTAAATCAGGCAAGAGCATCCGCGAGACCGTGGCGGAACTCGATGCGGCGCTTGGCGAGTTCATCCCCACGGTGGACGCCGCCGGGCGGGTAGTGAACCGTGCCGCCAGGCTGGAGACCATTGCCCGGACTACCATCTTCGAGGCGATCAATGAGGGCCGCATGGATTTCTTCACGCAGCCGGACCTTGAGGGCTATGTCGAGGCGTTCGAATACAGCGCGATCATCGACTCGCGGACTAGCGATATCTGCGATGGCCTGGATGGGTTCATTGCGCCGATAGATGACCCGATCTGGAAGGACATCAAGCCGCCCAACCACTTTAACTGCCGCTCGATCCTGGTTCCCATCACGGTAGAGGATCAATGGTCGGCATCGGGCAAGCCCGGCGCGGAGCCCGCCGAGGGCTTCGGCACATCGAGGAGCCAGACATGAGCGATGGATTCTGGGTCGAGATTCTGAAGGCGGGCAACCACCGATCCAATGCAGGCCAGCCCATCAGGCTGACCGAGGACGATCTCGATATGGTCAAGTCTGCATTCGACGCGACCAAGGAAACACACAAGATCCCCTTGCGATGGGGGGACCACAAGAGCAACCCCTTCAAGATGGCGGGCGGCTGGATCGGCGAAGTGAAGCGCGAGGACGATACGCTCCTCGGCCTGTTCACCGATATCATCCCACCGCTGCAGAAGGCGTTTGACTCGAAGGCATTTCGCCGCGTCTCCTCCGGGCTGCGGTTCGGCAGTGAGGCGGGCGGCAAGAAATGGGCGAAGAGGCTGGATCACGTCGCGATTCTAGGCGAGTTGCATCCGGCCATCAAAACCCTGAAGGACATACAGGAGCACATGTCCGAGCAAGAGGCACAGGTGATCGAACTGGACGAAGTGCCGGAGGATTGCCAGGTGCTAACCATGGGCGATATCCCGAAAAAGGAGGATACCATGCCCGAGGACAACAAGGCTTTGGAAGCCCTGACGAAACGCCTTGACACGCTTGATGTGAATCTCGCGGAGAGCAAGGCGGAGATCGTCACGCTGAAAGCCGACAAGGCGAAAGCCGAAAAAGAGCGCGACGAAGCGGTTGAGGCTGTTGAGGCCAAGGCCGCCGAGTTCACCGAGAAGGCCAAGGCCACGTCTACGCAGGAGTTCGTTGACTTCTGCGAGCAGTCCGTCAAGGACGGCAAGCTGACCCCGGCTGCGCGTGATGCGCTCACCAAGGATCTGAAAGAGTCGGCCAACTTCTCCGATGAGTCGGAGCTTCTGCTCCCCGCCGCCGTTGTGGTGGATTTCGTGGAGAAGGTCGGCGAGTATCTGCCCCAGGGCGAGAACGGTGGCAAGGGTAAGGAGAAATCCGACAAGCCCGCCAGCGAGCAGCTCGTTGAGGCGGCCAACAAGTATGCTGCGGAACACAAGGTTAGTTTCAGTGAGGCGACTACTGCCGTTCTCACTGCGGACGCCGAACTCCGTGGGGCGTATGACGCCGAACTCCAGGAGGTGAAGTGATGGCCTGGAACAGTGGGCAGAACCTCACTTACAGCCTGACTATCATTGCGGATATGACGGCCAAGCAGTATCACGTTGTGAAGGCAGACGGGGGCCAGTTGCCGACCTACTCGGCGGCCGAAGCCTGTGACGCCATCGGCGTGCTGCAGAACAAGCCCAACAGCGGCGAACACGGAACCGTGATCGTCCAGGGCATCACCAAGGGATTCACTTACGGCACGATTGCTGCCGGTCAGTCGGTCTCTGTTTCTAGCAGCATGTTCACGCTTGCTGTTGCTTCCACTAACGGAACGGGTACGGTCGCCGTCGGCAAGGCCCTTGAGGCTTGCACGAGCGGATCGATCAACACGTTCCTCATTGACTTCACCAACGCTGGCTTGCTCACCGCGAGCCATGGCGGCTAACCGAGGAGGTGAATCATGGGTGCGACTACCCGAGACCTGCACATCGATACTTTCCAGTCGCAGGTTGCTATCAACTATCGCCCTCCCGGTGGCATTGCCGATGCGATTTTCCCCGTCGTGAACGTGGCGCGTCAGTCCAACAACTATCCGGTCTGGTCCAAGGCGGACTGGTTCAGGGTTGAGGACACGACCCGCGCCCCCGGCGACGAGGCGAAGGCCGTGGAGCTTGGCGTGAGCTGTGGGACTTACTTCGCGGACAACTACGCCGCGAAGGCCCGCTTGCTTGACGAAGAGATGGCCAACTCCGATCTCGGCTGGGGCGCTACGCTTCAGTCTAAGACCGAACTCGCCACCTCCAAGCTCTGGCTCGATTGGGAGGACCGGCTTGCTACGCTGGCCCTGACTGATGCCAACGTGTGGTCGGTGTCTGCCGTTGCGAGTGCCTGGGGCACTGCGAACGCGACGCCGTTCACCACTCTGAGCGACAAACTGCTCGCGATCCACGACAACACCGGCTATCGGCCGAACAGGCTCCTCATGGGCTACAAGGCATGGGAACTGTTCCGCCGCTCCGGCGAGGTCAAGGATCTGCTGTACCCCCACGGGGGCGGCATCGCGGGCCAGGATCAGGCTGCGAGCCTGCTTGAAGTCGATCAGGTGCTTGTCGGCCGTGCGCTCAAGAACACGGCGGCCGAGGGACAGTCTGCAACGATGTCCGCGCTCTGGGGTGCTGAGGTGATCGCGTACTACGCGCCTTCGGCCCCGAGCCTGGACCAGCCCTCTTGGGGCTACACGTTCCGCTGGAACGGGCCGAATCTGCCCGCCATGACGGCACAGATTCACCCGTACAACAGTGTGCGTCACGCCCAGGAAGTCGAGATCGGCGTCCATCAGGACGAGAAGATCACGGCTACCGAGATGGCCTACAAGCTGACTGCGGTTGATTCGAGTACGTAAACTCAACGGGGGGTCTCCGCGTGGAGGCCCCCCATAACAAAGGCTGGGCAAGCTATGAGGATTATCTTTCACTGCGGCGGGATGCCGTTCAATGGGGACACGCCTAACCACTCCAGCCTCGGCGGGAGTGAGACCGCGTGTTGGGCCATCGCGCGCGAACTGGCGAAGCGAGACCATAGCGTGACAGTGTTCACGAATGGCGAGCCCGGCAAGTTCGACGGCGTGACCTATGAGAACTGTGGCCAGGCTACCGAACGTTCGCCGCTGGGCGAGTCGTTCCATTTCTACGCGGAGAACGCGCCCTGCGATGTGCTGGTGATCCAGCGGAACCCGACCGGCTTCGCCTCGCGGTTCGCGTCGAAGATCAACATCCTGTGGACGCATGACCTCGGGCTCAAGAGGTATCAGTCCCAGTTGATGGGTACGCTGTGGAATGTGGACGAGATCTTCACTGTGAGCGAATGGCATGCCGAGCAGTTGCGGAAGGTCTATGATCTGCCTGAGAACGCAGTGTGGCCGACTACGAACGGGATCTATGGCGCGGATTTCGCACAGAACCCCATCACTTCCGATGATACCCACCGCGTTGTCACGGGCTTGAAGAGCAAGAAGATCCTTACATTCTCGCACCGCCCCGAACGGGGCTTGGAGCACCTTGTCCGCGAGGGCGGCATCATGGAGCGCCTTGGCGACGAGTTCCATCTCATCGCCTGCCACTACGATAATACCACGCCGCAGATGGCCGATTACTATAACCATCTGTTCTCGCGCTGCGAGGCGCTGGAGAACGTCACTCTGCTGCCGCCGCAGAAGAAGGCAGACTTGTATCAGATCATGCGGAAGGCATGGCTCCACGTCTACCCGAGCAACTTCGAGGAGACGAGCTGCATCACGGCCATGGAGACCCAGGCCGCTGGCCTGCCGATCATCTGCTCCTATCGCGGGGCGCTGCCGGAAACCCTTAGCGGGCAGGGGGCGGACTTCGTGCCACTGACGGGCGGCATGGCCGATGAAGATGCCTTTGTCAAGCGCATCAAGAAGCTCGCGCGCGATACGGGCCGCTACGATTCCATCAAGACCAAGTGCGACCCGAGCCGATACGAATGGGCGGGCGTGGCGGAGAAGTGGGAAGGCCACCTTGAGGAGATGCTTGCCGCCAAGAGCGAGAACGCGGCGGCACTGGCACGCCACTATCTGCGGCATGATGACATCACG